TTTGCTGAGTTAACATAATATTTTACGTGCTTAATTGCACTGTCCCTAGCATGAAATGCTTTAGGGTCATAAGCCATTGGCATGGTTTTTCTCCTTAGAATTGTAGATTAGATCTTTCTAATTTATCGTATATATCCTGACGATAAGCAGGGTCTTTGTCATACCGTGGGTCACCTAAAGCTTTTACAACTTCAGCTTGACTACGGAATGTATCTGAAGAATTGACTGGGCTTTTACCAGTTAACATCTTTCCTTCATAACCTTCAGAGTTTTCATAAGCTGCTCTCATTCCAGCTACTGCTATCTTAACAGCTTCGTAACCACCACTATTAATAATCTTATTAAAAGCTTGTAGTTGTGGTTGCTCCATATTCTCTGAAGCCCAAGTTATCATTTTGTTATAATCTTTTTCTCCACCAACCGAATTTTGAATTTGATTTACTTCTCCATCAGTTAAGTCTACAGAAGGAGCTTCTTCATTTGAGGGGGTTTTAGATTGTATATCCATGTAAGCCTGAACCAACTCTTGGCTACTCATCTCTGAGAATTTAGCCATAGTTTCTTCAGACAACTTACCATCATTATCAGTCCACTCCTTAGAAGCATCATTGATTAATGTAGTAGCTGGAGATTCTTCTACCTCTTCTGATTTCTCAGCTTCAGCTTCTGGTTCATCATCAGATTTCTCTTCATCATCTGAACCTAGTTTCTTTTGCAGTTCAAGGTATGCCTTTTCTAATTCATCAGCATTCTCAAATTTCCCTGCGTATTGTTTAGCTTCTTCTTCACCTAGTTTCTCTGCCACCTCCAGAGAGTTCTGCTCCTCTTCGGAAAGTTCGGGAGCATCTGCAGGGGTGGGATCATACGTCAGTTTTTCCGTCATCTTTAATTCCTTGAGCAGTGACTACTTTTAAATTACCTAGCCCAACTGTTTCTACAAAGTTAGGATCAAGACCTATGGTAGGTCTACCTACTATTGGAGTTGGGTTGGCAATATCATTTTGTGAGACCAAAGGTTCAGGTTTACTAACCTTGGGGAGCGGCTTCTTCTGTGCCACCTTCTTCGGCCTGGATGGCTTGTTGTTCATTTAATTGTTGATCGTATCCGTCGTTTAATCCTCTACCTAAAGCAGGGTTCTTACTTGGGTCTGCCATTGGAGAACCTGCAAGTTGTCCAGCTTGTTCCATTAATGCTTGCTGTTGTTGCATCTGCATCTGTTGTTGTTGCTCTTGCTCCATAGTCTCTGCAGACTTAACAAGATTAAGAACATCGATACCTTGAGCAGCAGCTAATCTCTTAATGAATTCACTAGGATCTAAGAACTGACCTATCACTTCAGGTCCAAGGGTTTGAGCAAGAGTTTGTATAAACATAACAAGACTCTGTTGATCTTGTCCCCTGCCTAAAGCATTAACACCTGCTACGATTTGAGGACGTACTAAATCTTTAGGAAGTTTAGGAAGTTCTCTACTACGTTGTAGGATATGTAATGTTCTATTCAGGTATGGTATTAGAAACTCAACTGTGAGCAAACTGAAGAGTCCACCTAGCTGTTGTTCTAATTCCATTTGCGTGAGGCGTACCTCTTCCGCTGTTGTTCTCTCACTTTGTCTAACCTGCAGTACTAAGAATGCTTCACTAATTCTACGTTCTAAGTTCTGCATTTGTTCAGCTGCTGTTCTAAAGTCAGCTGTCTTGCCTACCTGTATAACACCTACATCTTCAGGTCTACCCTGAACGATTGCACCATTACCAGCATCGGCTATAGTCTTTGGTTTTGTAGTTGAGGATGGTGATACAAGGAACACTACCTTACTAGCTGCTGCAGAGCCTTCTACGAGTGCCTGAGAGAGTCCTTCGAGAGATCTAATATCCCCTAAGAATTCTTCTACTCTACCTCGTCCATAATCTTCTCCGTCCACAGTATTAAATCTTAATACGAGCCAGGGAGAAGTATTCTTTGGAGCTGTGCTGCGACTACCAGGTAAGATATTATCAAATGCTTCTTGATGCCATACCCATCTACCATTATCATCGAGTCGGACGTAAGTGTATACTTCTACGTCATGATCATCTGATCCTGTCTTGTAACCATCATCCCCTGGGGAATTTGGTAAAGGCATAGGCAGATCTTGACCTAAAACCTTACGACTTACAAGTTCCTTCGTTATGATCTCACATATATGACCGTTACCATCACGATTAATCACGTAACGGTTTAGGGGATAATGTTTGAGACCTTCTTTGCCCATAAATATTAATGCATTTCCAGAGACAATCAAATGTTTGAGTGCCTGGTGGACAACTACTCTATCACTAGAGGCATTAATATAATCCATGACCATCCTTTCCATTTTGGAAAAGGATAAATCTAATTCACTTCTTACTTCTCTCGGTATAGTTTCACCAAGTTTATCATCTCTTATCTGCAGTTTAAAGAAGCTAGTTTGTGGTGGTAATAAAGCAAGCATTAATTTTGCTGCTAAATTGACAACACATTTACTTCCTACTGACTGCCAGGGTGTATGTAATTTCTGATGTTCAGGTCGTGAACTAAGATCCTCTTGTACTAGATAAGGCAGCGTTAACCTAGAACATTCAACTGCGGTATGAAGGAACTGTGTTCTACCTTTAGTTAGTTGAGTGTATCTATCACGTGCTTTCATAATTTATCCGTATCTTTCAGATTGAGTTTGAGTTTGTGCTTGACCATCAGGTTGAGAAACGTTTGCTTTTAATGTATCTTGTTTCTTCCAACTTGGATCAGTTGTACCAGAAACTGGGTTCTCATAAGGATTATCAGTTTCGGCTTCCATCTGTGCAACTGTCATTGGTTGTCCTGGTGATGGTAGGCTACCTCCTATACACATATTATTCTCCTATGCTTTTGGGTTTGGTATTCCTTGAGCAGGTGCATCTACATTCATTCCAGGATCAATTGCATCGAATTGTTTAACACCTTCTTTAACTTTAAGTAATTCTTGAGGTGTCTTCTTTTTTCCTGAGATTACAGTAGGATCTTCTGTCTCTTTTTTGATCTGCTGTGGTGTTGGGACATGCCTTGGTTTAGGAGCAGGTCTCAACGCTGGTTGCACGGCCATCCTTGGTGGTGGTGGTGGCGGTGCGGGTCTACCTCCGCACATAATTTATTCTTCCTCTAATAGGTTTCGTATATATTCTACCACACTAGCTTGACCAGCACGGTACATGATTGATTCAATTGGTTCTTTAGGGTGGACAGGATTCCATTTGAAATTGTCCTCTACTTTCTTAAACAAATCATCAACTCTTTCGTTGTGAAGCTTAAGCGTATTTAGGGAGATTGACATTAGAATGCTCAAAGAAAGCTGGCATGCGGGCTCGCTTAGTCTCAGAAAACTCGGGAGCTTTCCCTTCATACATTAAGCGATCGCTTGCATCCAGCCAGAATTTTTTGTCCAAATATTTATCGTAGGTATTTATACCTAAGGGTTGAAGAACCCAGTTAATGGTGGCCTTCCTAAGTTTATCCAGAGAAGGAGAAGCAGAAAGACCCAACTCTGCACATACAAGAGAATTACTTCCGACATGGATTTGTTCGTCCCTCGAGATATCTGCTGAAATTGTGCGTAAAGCAGGACAACCATTAAACCTAAAGAAAGGGAGAAGAACAAAGAAGATTGCTCTTTCAGCCACGAGAGCTTTGGTAATTGTATGGTCAGGGTGTGCAATCCAAGCATCTCTTAGTAACTTACCCTCCTTCTCGTCTTTATCATTAACATTATGTACATCTGCTATATATCCTAACGCCAGGTCGTGCCTTTCCTCATCTTCAACATTTGATTCAAGGAGTTTCCTGGCATTATCGGGAACACTCTTCTCCAAACCTTCATTAATGAATGCTCCAACAGGGAGCTCCATATGACGTATTGAGAGAGCACGGAGGATGGTTTCTTCGGCACCTTCTTTAAGCTTTCCAGCGGTAGGTTTTACAGGGGACCACTTACGTTTGCGGTCGAGTAGTTTATCATAAGGATGTTTTCTCATTATTCTTGACAGTCACAGGTTATCGGCTCGTTTCCGAGAATATCCTGTAAGTAATCATCGACTTCAGACTTTTCTAATGCTGCATACGCATCGCTCTTATCTTGTACATCGCCCATTACTTGCAGGGAGTAGTAAAGGGAGGTCTGGGGTGAAAGTAACCACTCTTCCACGAAGTTCCTGTCGTAAGTAACGACATCGCTCCAGCTATTAAATGAATAGCCGTGAAGAAGTCCCGTTTTTTCTAACATAATCATGATGCCATCAGCGACACTCCTATAAGCATCCCATCCGACTTCACTAGCGATTTCTACATCGCCATAATCATAGTGTTGTACACCAAAGGTGCCACTATCTCTATCTACACTCCTAGCTATAGGAGGTGCTATCTCAGGAGTAGCTGTAAAGCCATCCTTATCCTCACTCTTATAGGAGCATGAGGCAGTAGGAGCTATAGCAAAAGCTCTCACCATATTATTATTTTTTGCTATATATGCAGCACCTTCGATAGCTTCTCTTAATTGCCAAGCTACATCATGTGCTTCTATATCTGTTGTAGCTCTTTGGTTGTTAACTTCCTCTAAAGCTGCACCAAACCTTTCATAGGTTAATCCACATCGTCTGAGGAAGTTGGCCAAGCCAAGCATTCCGAGCCCAACTTGCCTGTCGATATCCGAGGGTAAGTACTCTCCAGTCCCTCCAACACCTGTTCTGCCATGGAGATCGCACAGCTCGGACATACCTTGAGCGAAAGCCTTTTTGAGATCCCGTGGGTCACAAGCTGCGAGATTGCAATGCTGGAGCAAGCATGTTCCTCGTGAGGGCAAGTAAACCTCAAGACACACGTTTCCATAGATTCTTTTTCCGTTGTTATCGTATTTTATTTTGTTGAGCCAGATATCCCCGGACTTAATTCCTTCAAGGATGGCGTCTTTAACTCTGGCATCTGTTCTGTTCCAAAGTCCGGCGTCGAGATCGACGGTACGTTTAATCCACGGAGCATCATGCCTTTCAAGCTGCACGAACTCAAGAATATCGGGGTGATCAATATCCAAATGGGCAACCACCGCACCGTTCTTATAGTGGCCACCACGTCTAAGTGTTTCATTTAATGTTGAATAGATTTTTGCAAATGATACTGGGCCAGAAGCTGTAAGACCTTTTCCGTTTTCACTTCCTTTGGGTCTGAGCTTAGATAAATGGACCGCAACCCCTGCTCCAAATCTGAGTCCATGGCTGACGTATCTCCAACTTGCTTCGATTCCATTCTTTCCCTCCATTGAGTCTTCTACTACAAAGACAGTACAACTCACTGGGAGGCGTGATTCTGGGTTATCCAGCCATGACTGGACCCGACCAGTGCGGGAGATTAATTCTGCTGTCATGTTAAATCAGATAGATCAGGTGGTTT